CATAAAATTTTTCAAGTCCTTTTGGTTCACTCTTCTTTTTCTTCTTAGGTTTGTAAACTGCCTCATCTGGTAGGAAGTTCTTTTGAAGATACTCAACAAACTGGGCTTGTTCCATATCCTCACCTATTGCAAGGGAATCAATGCTCATATTCTCTATCACCTTGTGACGAATATGTTGCTGTTTCTTTTCTTTCTGAATTCTACGCAAGAAAGCATAGTAAATGATTTGTGTAAAATACGCAAAAGGATTCTTTGATTTTTCTGGATTGAAATTGTGTGCATATTGCAGACAGTTCTCAATACCATCAGAAATCATTTCATCTCTATAGGTGTAATTGATAAAATTTGGTCGGTAAGAAAGATGGTTTGCAATTTTTAAGAAGCATTCGCCGATATAATTAGTCACTGGTGGTTGTGGATCACCTAGTTCCTCTGCATCTTTGCAACGATCTTTCCATTCTTTCATTGCTTCTAGGAATTCTGCATTATTGACATAATGCGCTCCTTTTTGTTTTTTAGTCATAATAACTCCACATATTTTGTTGCTTCTATTGCAACTTATTGATACATCATACTATATCTTGATTCGTTTGTCAAGAAGTAATTTTATTTTCAAAAACTTATTGACAAGCCCTTGACAAAGGGGTATAACAGCTATGCTGGGTTTGAGAATGAATAGATCTAATGAACTAGTTTAGAATCTGGTTCACCAAACTCTTCATCCCATTCATCTGATTCTATCTCCTGTAAGTCAACATTAGATGGAGATTCTAAAATGCCATCTTCTTCCCACTTTGCTTTTTTAACACAATACTGGTAAAACTTTGTTAATCCATAAGAGGCCTCAGTGAGAACTACAACCTGTGACTTTTCAACATCATAGGTATCAGTCTCAGCAAAGTGTATCCATCTTTGCAGAGATAGTGCTTCCTCAATACCATTACTGGTGGCTCTAGGATAAGAATTTAATTTCATTGGTTGAATTACACTGACATAAGATTTATCAGAGTTATTCACTACATTACAAATGATCTCTTCACCGCTTACTAATTTCAATATTTTTGCGTTCTCTTGAGTCATTTGAGTTTTATCCTTTTTATCTCATAATCAAACTGTTCTTCATTATAGATATTTATTCGCTCTAGAAAGTGGTTGATAGTGAAGTTCTTCCTTGATTTGTATGTAAGATCATCTGCAATGTCGAAGAGGATTGCGGCATCTTTACTTTCAGACCTACGCAATCCACGCCCAATTGATTGCAGTGTCCTAACTCTGGACTTACTTGGACTTGAGAACACGATGTTATGGAGATTACGAATGTTAATGCCAGTAGAGAAAGTGCCATAAGACGCAACAATGATAGCGTCCTTTTCCTTTTCCGTGATCGCCCTAATCTCTTCACGAGTGGTTGTGTCTGTTCCACCGAACACATAGAATACTTGTCTATCTGTTGCATCTTTGATTTGCGAATAGAGAACATCTCCATGTTTTTCTACAAACTGGAATAAAACCAGCGTGTTACCTTTAAGTGTCAGAGCCAAGTCTCTGATAAATTCATTTCTTTTTGGATGAGTTACAATAAAGTCAATTTCGTCTTGATAGTTCATATCCTTCACAAGTTTACACTCATGTTCTGGATATGTCAATACAAGAGATTTAATCTTAAATTCTGCAAGTGTCTTTTTGTCAATCAACTCTTTGGTAGTAATGACTTTATTTAGTGAACCAAAAAGCCCTTCTAACACCAATCTGTGTGTTTGCATACCATCAAGTGTTCCTGTCAAACCAAAACGATATTTACACAAATGCAACTTAGTCATAATAGTTGTCAAAGATTTTGATTTGAATAGATGGGCCTCATCTCCAACAACCATACCAAACTGTTCAAAGTATTTCTTTGGAAACTTGTAGATAGATTGCCATGTGGAAATAACCACTGGTTTTGTGACATTCTTATCATGTCCACTGTAAATCTTCTGCATATACTCTTCTTGCCATCCATAGTCAATAAAGTCAGAATACATCTGTTCGACTAGAGATGTTGTCGGAACAAGAATAAGAATCTTATCTGTTGCTTTCTCTTGCAGAAGCAACATATAGTAGCGCACAAGAATATAGATTATAAGTGACTTGCCCGAAGCAGTAGGACTGAGAAGAAGAGCACGATGGGTTCTAATAGCGTGTTCCACTGCATCAACTTGGTAATCACGGGGCTTAATAGTTCGTCCATTACTTCTGAGTCTAAGGCTTCTAATGAACCCATCAAGTATTGGTCTGTCGATTTGTTTTTCATCTTTTAGTTCCTCACTTACTGTATATTCGTCACCATAATCATTCAACCATTTGATTAGGTATGGCAACAACCCAAGATATAACTCTCCTGTTGCTGGAGAAAACAGTCGTATTTTTCCATCCCAAATACGATTACGATATGCAGGCATAAACTTAGCGCCTGGCACTTCAAATGTAAAAAAGTCAGATATCGCCCTTGCAGTTGACCTTTCTGTATCAACTGTTAGGTATACTTCATTCTTTTTTTCTACTGTAGTCAATTAAAGAGTTCCCTCTGTAAATCTCTTCCAATCAATAGAGTTCTTAATGTTTTGATGTCTCCATGTAAGTTCAGTAATAACTTCAGTGCAAACATAAACGCATTGCTCATAGTATGCAAGTTTATTTCTAAGATTATTCATATCCTCATCACCATCCAAGTAAAGAGGAATATCTGCCTTCAATACTTTATGGTCAAATGGATTATCTCTGTAAACTTCAGCAGTTGCTTTACCACCATAATATTCTGTCTTTTGAAGTTTCAGAACATTCAAATCACCTTTTGTTTTCTTAACAAGAAGTGACCAGTGACTATGGTATTTCAACCACTTAGTTTTTAGATTGGGGATTTTTAGGGATTCGATGTCGAGAGAAAGGTCATCAATCTGACTATCCCTCTCGGCTTCTTTTTGTAGTTCTTCTAGATTCATTATATATTCACATCCTAATAATAAAAAAGAGCAGAGATTGGTTAGAACTTGCTGTTCTATATTATCTCACAGAGGAGACTAAAAGTTGATTGTTCAAGTCAACCTTATCATCTGCTCATGGTTATTTATAAAACTTCAAATTCATAGATGTTGTATTTGAAGGTAACAGTGGCAGTCAACTGTTCTGTATCAGTTATCTGTGTATTGTATGTCAATCCACCAAGAGACAAAGGGTAACAGTCTTTGAAGTTTGCTCTAAGTAATGGGTTGTTCTTGTTTGTCAATATGGTTAGTGTTGCATCAGACATTAGTGATTTTGGATTACCAGACGAACCACCACTAGGTGTTGCCAAATCTGCATTATCAGCAATAGCAGTTGTAAACTGAGTATTACTTTTTGGAAACCCAATACCAATCATCCAATCATGTATTTCACGATAGTTTGACAAATCCTCATTTACAAGAAATGTAACTTCTAAATCTGCAAAATCCAAAGTATCTCCCATAAAGGAAATAGACTTGAATCTAGTATTCATAGATGCATCACCAGAAAACGATATGCCTGGCAAATTTACAGAAGTAACAAAATACTCTACATTTGGAATTTTCAATAAGTTAAAACGAAACTGACTAGGACTAGCTAAGTCCATATTATCAGGCTGTCTTGAGAGTGGATTAAATTCTACCATAGTTTTCTTCCTTTACATTATTTATATCGCTAATAAAAAAGGGAGAACCCGAAGGTTCTCCCAAGACTTGTTTTATCAAGTTCTTATTATGATTACATAATGTTTGTAACTTGAACTCTACGGTAGTAGACATTATCGTTAGCAGTGATAACACCACCACGAACAGCAGCACCACCAGCAAATGGGTTTGCAGTAAGACCGTAACGAGTCTTGAAACCGATTTTTGGCTGGAATGTGTTCTCACCAACTGCACGAACCATCTGTAGTGGAACATATGGGCAGTAGAAGAGACCTGCGTCATAAGGAGAAGAACCCTTATAACCTACTACGAAGAACTGCTTGTCAGCAGCGTTTGCAGAATATGGATCGATATACACTTTGTAGCGTCCGTTAAGAACACCAGCAAATGTGTTACCAGCATCGTCTACTGCAAGGTTGTTGTTAAGAGCAGGGGAAGTGTCAAGAACACCGGCCATCTGAAGTGCAGAAGCAACATCAGAAGAACAGATAATCATGTTACCTTTACCTCTACGAGTCTGTTGAGCGATAACATTTGCTTCTCTCTCAACTTGGAACATAAGTCCTTTGAACTTCTCAACTGACCAACGGCCGTTTGAGTCAACATCCATGTCAAAGATACCAGTGTTTGCAGTATCAGTTTGAGCACCGATTTTGGCAGAAGTGTAAACTGTGCGAACAACTTCTCTGTTGATTTCGTTAAGAATTTCAGAAGAAAGAATGTTTGCAAGTTCTGTTTCTGCGTCAAGACCATGAATTGCTTTAAGGTCTTGTGCAAGTTCCATTGTGTATTCTGCTTTCAAGGCACGAGACTTTGCAGTAACAGTCTGCTTCTCGATTGAGAATGCCATTTCTGCGAAAGAGTTACCAGCAGAGTCACCCAATGCTTCAGCATCAGCAGTTGCCATGCCAGAACCAGTTGTGTAAGTGCCTGGAGTTGCATCGTTAAGAACAGCAGGGTTAGTTCCAGCTTGAGTGCCTGTTCCTGAGAAGTCTGTATCAGCTTCGTTGAACATTGATTCAGTGCCAGACTGAGTGCTGTAACGAGAACGCATCGCAAAGATAAGACCAGTAGGGCCAGTCATAGGCTGAACGCCTGCAACATCATATGCGATAAGGTTAGGCATTGAACGGCGAACCAGTGAAATTAGAATCGGGTCCCAATTATCGACTGACGAACCAGTTGCGTTTGTTGGAGCAGCTTCGCCGAGGAAACCTCTGTCTTCACGAAGTGCTTTTTCTTGGTTTTCTAGGATTACTGTGGTTACAGCCTTACGATAAGAGTCTTTGATTTCAGGCAAATCATTGTGCTCTAGGACTGGCTGCCACTTTTCCTGTAGATGTTCTGTTTGGAACATTTTTATTTCTCCTTATTGAGTTTTTTATTACAATATTTATACAATTTAGATTTTTGAAAGAACATTTCTTCCGCAGTCCAAATTATTTAGCTCGCTTTACATTTTTGCTAATGGCAGTCATGTAAGCGGCCATTGCACCAGTTGTATCGTAAGAATCAGAACCGTCAGATTCAGAGTCTACAGATTCAGCGATAGTGTTTGACTTAGGGAAATAACTTTCCTTAAGCTGGTTAAGTTTTTCAGTGAAAGATTCTTCACCAGAAAACTCTACTTCTTCTGCAAGTCCTTTAAACTTTTCGACTTCTGTGTCAGCCAAGTCCTTAGATACTTCTACGAAGACTGATTCACGAACCAATTTGTCATTCTGCTTCTTCAATTCAGCAGACTTCTCAATTTGCTCGTTAATCTTAGACTCTAGTTCGTCAATCTTTTCAGACTGAGCTTCTAGAATGTCATACTTTTCGTCTGGAACATCAATGTAATGTTCTTCAAAAAGTGCTTTAAGTCCAGAGATGAAGTCCTCTGCGATTTCACCCTTGAGACCTCTCTCAATTGCGATTTCGTTTTCTTTCATCCACTCTTCAACGACATAGTTCATGTATGCGTCAACTTTTTCAGTCAATTCTGCTTTCACAGTTTCAACTTCTTCAGCAACTTCTTGAGTTTTTTCAGACTCAATTCTTGCAACTTCTGAACGAAGTTTAGACTTAACCGCAGCTTCAAAAATAGTTGCAGCTTTGTCTTTGAATTCCTCAGATAGTTCTTCACCTTCTGTAAGTGCAGAAACATCCTCAGAAACATCTACTGATGCAAGACGGTCTTCCAAAGTA